CATTTAGTAAATCTTTTAACCTTATCATATACTATTTTTTTAAAATATCGTTTTTCTTAATCTTTGTAATAGCCTGCATCAATTGAGATTTATCCATACCTAATGCATCAATTACTTTAGCAATTACCAATTGCTCTTTTTTCTTTGTTAAGTTATACCCTTTGATTTGAGTAATTAATCTTTCCAAAAATCTATCTACTTGTGCTGGTAAATTTGCATCCATATCATCAATGGATTCTTTAACATTGATTTGTCTACCAGGTATTAAATTTATTAACTTTGCCATATTAGTTTAATTCTATTATAATTTCTCTCATTAAATCTTGTGAGCGACACCATTTTCCACATTCTTCTGCAGCTTTAGCCCACTGCTTTGATTCATTCATTGGTGCCATAAATGCGCCATGCGTAGATGGGTTTGATACAAAATCCCATCCAACTAATTCGAAGTCCTCCTGAACCATTACAGTCCCGTCTGATAACTCTTTAACCGAACCTAGTCCTCTCGATGAAATTCCTAAACGAATATTGTTTTTTAATAGTTCTCTAAGGATATTTCCAGATGGAGTTGATAGTATTTCTACTACACCACACACATCATCGCCTTCCCAATGTATTTCTCTAATATTGTGCGATACATTCTTTAAGTTAATAACCGGAGAATCTGGATGGTCTAATTCACCCAATGCTCTACGTTCTTTAATAAGTTGTTCGTATTTTTTACACTCTCTTTCTAAGATTTCTTTAGGATATCTTCTATGATTTTGATTTGGAGCACCTGCTCTTTGTAGGATTCCCTTAACTAAATAAGTTCCGTTATCTTGTTCTACAAGCTTAGCTTCAAACAAATGGGTCTCTATTAATAATCCTTTATTCATTTATTTTATATCTTTTTTTACCTTTTCTGCTGCTCTATCAGTTAATCCTTTATCTTCCCAAGCTTTTACTAAAGCTGTTTTTAAATAATTTCTTAACTCCGTTTCATCTAACTCACCATTTGTACTATCCACCATTTTCACTATTAGTGTTTGTACATATCCCATTTTCACTATTCTATCTGCAACCCCATTATTTATTCCATCGTTACTATCCATTAATTTAGCTATATCATTCATAGCTTGTTTATTATTGGATATTGATTCTAATATTTTGGCAACGGCTTTTTTATATTTTTCGTTACCATTTATATAGTTTCCTACTTTTTTAGCCAATTCATAAATAAAATAGATAACTACTTTACCTAATATAGCTAATGTTATAGTTGCAAGGATTCCTTCTATTACACCCTCACTAACTACTTTTTTTTTTTAACCCCTTCGTTTTTAGCTCTTAATGCTGCTAAATCCGAACCTTCAATCTCACCATCACCATCCGTATCAATTTTCTTTTGTCCTGCAGTTAGTTCAGCTTCATTATATCCTCTTAATTTACCTTCTGATTTTGCTTTGTATGCAGTATCTACGGCGTTAAAGAATTTCTTCTTCTCATCATCGGACATATCGGTAATTGATTTACCACATTTATCCAACATATGTTTAAACAATTGTTGGTAATCGTGTTCTTCTTTCACTACTTGCTTAACAAGTTCTTTTAATTGAGCTATTTTCATTATTCTGAAATTTGTCTTATTTTTTGGTCTAATTTTAGTAATCGTTCCTTTATACTATAAATATGACTATTTGTTCTTTTCCAATAACTTTTATTATCTACCCCACTTTCGTTCTTAATTTTACCATACCAATTAAGAAATCTTTCCATTTCGGCTAATTGTTTATTGATATTAGATATGCCTCTACCAATCTTAGATTGTGCGGTTGACTCATCTTTTTTTAATTCTAGCCAACGATTTTCGTTTACTGATTCTTTTATTGGATTCATCTTTTCATCCGATACCCAATATGCAGTTCCGCCGCCGATTGAATGCTTAAACATCTTTTCCATCTTTTCAGCATATTCTTTGGCATCTTTATATGAATTAAATACTTTTGGTTTATCGGTTGTTTTAAATGATTTTTGGTCAAATTCTTTTTCTAAATCTTTACCTCGCCCTCTACCTTTGTTATAAGATACATAATATTTACCTTCTTTCACTACACTATATCCAGTCAAATCGGCTTGTCTTTTACCTTTAGTTTTTTCATCCTCACCTTTACCAAATGCAAATGGTGTACTATATCCTTCTACACCACCGGTTGTATTCATTTCATCAACTTTTAATTCGGCATCTTTGTACATACCACTAACCTTTGCATCTAATTCTGCTGAAAGTTTTTTCTTTTGTGCAGTTAGTGCTTTAAGTTTTTGTACATATTGATTTTCGTTTGGAGTTCCTTTAGATTTTTTATATCCTTCTAAGTTTTGCTGAATAGCATCTAAGGTTTTAGCGTAATCCGTTTGAATTGCTCTTACTGAACGTAATTCAGCCAATACCATTTCTTTTATTTTATCAGGCAACCCTTTATGAGATGTTGATGCAAAATCTTTAGCATCTTTATCACTCATTGAGTCTGCTGCTTTACTAACTTCTGGAGATGGAGATTCCATATCACCCTTTTGAGTAGCATGAACCATTCCCATAAATTTTTGTTGTGCTTTGGATTGTGCTGGCATTTTTTTCTTTATTATGCTAATAAATATGCATTGCCAGATGTTACTGTAATACTTCTAACATAACAAGGAACTGGCTCTCCTACTGCTAAGTGTTCTAATTTTAAAGTAGTATGGTTATTTGTTTGTGCGATTGTACCACTTAGGTTATTATCAACAACACCTTCCAATGTTATTGAACCTGAACAAATTGCTGAACCTCTCATTACTCCCCATGCTCTTTCTAATGAACCAGATTGTCCTGCTGTATATTCTTTTGCGTTAAAAATTCTATAATTTGTCATTTTTATTTATTTAAACTTTCTTTTAATTCTTTTAATAATTCGTAACTCATCATTAATGCAGACAAATGAGATTCTCTTAATCTTTTAACTGATTTAATTTTTCTAATATTAGAAATAGTTTCAGCTAATTTAATTTTTGTTACCTTATCAGAAATCTTAGAACCAACTTCTTTTAATCCTTCAGATAGAGTATTAACTTCTTCATTAACATATTCTTTTAACTTACCCGTATTATTAATATTATTAATATACTCTTTAAGTAAATTCTTTTGTCCAGCCGATAAGTTATTATATTTTTTATTAAAATTTTCTACTAACATTTTATATGATAGCATTCTAACTTCCTCATCTTGCTTTTTGTATTCTTCAAAAACTCTATTATTTAATTTTTTATCTTTGTTTTCAATTGAAGAGTTAATCATATTCTCAACAATAGTAAATTTAGAATTAACAATATCTTTTGGTTCAAATGATTCTTTTGTAACAGTTGCTTCAAACACCTTGTAAATAGATGCTAAGTTTTTATAATTTGAAATTGAAGATTTAGTAAACTCATCTATATCATAAGCTTCTTTTATTTCTTTTATTAAATTATATTTTTCTTTCATAAGCTTTTGCTCATCTAATCTTTTACGAGCTTCACATACGGTTTCAACGAATTTTTCAGCTTTGTTTTCAGAATTATATTTTTCATTAATCAAATACTGATATAATTTCAATTCCTTTGAAAGTTCTTTTTTACCAGAAAAATATTCTTGTAATATTTTTTCAGCTTTTGAATTTTGTTTGCCAGACATGATTTCAGATGTAATCTGCCTAACTAGCAATTCAAAAATGAATCCTGTGTTTTTAAATTTCGAGTGCTTAATATTTTTCATTAATTGTGTAATTTCTCTGATATAAATATACGTTTATTGTGGATTATTACTTTTTATCCAAATCTTCCATCAAAATAGTCTTTTTGTTACCCATCATATCTTTAAATATTTCCTTAGATTCTCTCTGAGCTTTTTGCTTTAAAGTTTTAATTCCTAACGGGTCTCTTCCTAAATGATGGTCATCCTTACCATATCTAACCGGGTCTTTTGGTCTACCAACTTTTCCTTCTTCCTCTAATTCTTCTTTTATTTTTTGAATTTCTTCTTCCACATTAGTTGGTTCTTCCGTTCCGGTTTCCTTTGCCGGGTCAACGCCTTGCGTTTCAATTGATGTTAAACGGAATGTTTGTTTAGTATCTTCTATAACATCTACTGTTAATTCATCTTGCTCTTCAGGTGTCATATCCATAATAGCATCATACATCCACTTTTTAGAGAACATCTTAGTTTGTTGCATTTGTGTAATCAATGCTATTTTAGATGTATATAATTCAACTTTCTCTTGCTCATAAATTTTAGATGGTATTGTTAGTTCCAATTGGAAATCTAATTCATCCTCACTATCTAATCCTTGTGCATATAAGTGAACAATTGCTATCTTAGTTAATTCTGATACCAATACTTTCTGAATTCTTTCTATTGTTTTTGCAAAACGAATATCTTGTGCCGCCAATGTAGCCTTACCACTAATATCTTCTTCGTATCCTAAAAATGCTTTTGGTATTTTTAATGCTGCCATCATTTTACCTTTTAAGTAATTGATGTCATCAATCATATTATATTCCAATCCTTTTAGGGTATCAATTGAAGTACCATTATCACTACCACGAACTGGCATATAATAATCTTCAATTAAATTTTGAATATTGTACTTTAAATTATATTCACCCGTAGCTTGGTCTAAGAAAGGAACTTTTTTAGATGAATTGATAATTTTTTGCATGTAGTTATCAACCTCTGTTGGTGGAATATTACCAACATCTACTTTAAATATTCTCTTTTCAGGAGCTCTCATAATACGATGAATTAACATCGCATCTTCCATTAGGGTTAATTGTTTCCAAACTCGTCTACCACCTTCAAGCATTGATTTACCATATGGTAAGAAGTTTGAATCTGAATATAAACGGAAGTGAGCTATTTCATAGTTTTCAAATTCTCTTTTAGAAGTAGCAGTTACTACTGCACTATTTGGATTTTGATATGGTGCATATACAAATTTAACTCGTTGTGGGTTTTGTGCATCAAATCCTTCAACTCTGGAAGTTTCATATACCGATAAAGGTTGTACGCCCACAATACCCAATTCTTCGGCTATTTCTAAATGTAAAAAGAAATCTCCATATTTTACTAAATTTCTGGACCAAGGCCATAAATTAAATTCAATATTTAAAATATCATAAAAAAGATTTCTAAGAATCTCTTTTGTATTTTCGTTTCCGCAATTTATTTTAAGTACATCTCCCAATTCATTCTTTACAGTGGCTTCATCTGAATAAATATCTAATGCTGATGATAAAATTGGGTCATTATCCATTCCATCGTAATCTCTAAACAAGTCAATTCTAACTTGCTGATAAGCCATTGCGGATTCTATCAAACCACCACTATATTGTGGAGTTTTCATACGAGTGTACCTATCTATTAGGTTCGTTGTTAATCCTTGATATTCATCGGTATCGATTACTTTGATACCTTGTTTTGTTTTACGGACTATTGTATTAGTTGAAAATAGTTTTTGTAACCTACCGAAAAATGATTTATCTGCTGCCATTTATATTTTATATTTTAATTCAAAGATATGGAAATTATTTGATATTAACAAATTAATTACCATTTTCTACAAGACCAGTAATTTGCTTTATGTCTTGGTCCTGGGTTATCACAATTCATTCTTGCTCTAAATGATTTTCTAGCAGCTGGATTTGATTTTCTAATTTTCATTCCTTTTTGGCCGAAGTTTACTTTAACAATATTGCCTGCAGGATTCTTTACATATACTTTGAATTTCTTAACATCACCTTGCATTGGTTTACCCAACTTTACTTCTCTACCCTGATATTCTGCTTCATACACACAATTACAATTTGCTTCAGCTAAAGTGTTCTTATATGCTTTTAAAAATTCAATAAAATCTTCAATTTCTTCGGGCTCTACATCTAATTCTTCATAATCATCCCCAACTTCTTCACTTATCGGAACACAATTGGGAACTTCTTTGCCATCTTTTTTCTTAGTACCCACCATTTCATATCCTTTCCAACAAGGATTTTCCATTTCTTTTAGTGGGATTAGGTTTATTAATTTCATATTACAATAGTTTCAACATATAAATATATAAAAATTACTTTAGCAACCAAGTTAAGTTTTCAACTTCACCTTTTCCTATCTGCATTTCATATGGATTACGTTGGTTTTGCCAGTTTGCAGCATAAACGCCTGTATCATTTTGTATAGTAGTTGAATTTAACATACTCTTAGTCAAATCAATACCTTCTTGTCTTAATCTTAATGCCGTATTACGAACCCATAATCCAATACCTAATGCCATTGTTAAGTCATCATTATATCCCTTCATTGCTTCAGCTCTACCACCATTCCATATAAAGGTAAATAACTCATCTATCAATCTATTAGAGCGAATTAAGATATCTTTATCCTTCATATAGTTATCTAATGCTGAAATGATAAGAGGACGGGTTTTTGATGTTGTAGAGAAGCCAGCAACCATACTTCGTTCTTCTCTATAATATTTGTTACTCATTTGTCTTTCAGTGTCTACATATTGTAAATCATTACTCATATAGAATAAATTACCATATCCTCTATTGATTACTTGCTGAATTGTAGCCCAACCAACGTTAGCATTTTCAATTACTAACAATGCGTTATTATATTCGGTTGCCAATGCCGTTAAAAAATTACCAAAATCTTTTGTATCTATTTTTCCTCTATATTCTCCAACTTGCGATGAATCTTCTATATCAATTATTTGACACGTAGAATAATCCGAACCATCTCCCCTTGCTACGTCGGCGGATATTAAATATTGTCTATTATAATTTGGATGTTCCCATATCCAAAGGTTTCCATCAAATCCTCTTTTCTCTACGGGCTCCATTACATATGTTTCTTTATACCACGTTAGTAATGCGGGTTCAATTACCGTATCACCAGAACCAATAAAGTCACAATCGCATTCTTGCGATGCTCCCTTTGCTCCTAAAATACGAGTTTGTTCATCTCTCCATGCTTGATTTCTTTCAGGGTGTACAGTCCAATGTAGATTGATACAATTGAAACCATTTTGACCGGCTTCACCTGCTACCCAAGTTTTATGAAAGAAGTTACCCACACCATTTGGTGTAGAAAGAATAATAGCAGAACCACCCGTTGATAGGGTTGATTGTGCTGATAACCAAATATCATCGATATCTCTAATGAATGCTGCCTCATCCACAACTAATAGGGATAGTGCTTCCGAACGTCCTGCATCTGGAGAACTTGCGATTGCTTTTACTTGAGAACCATTCTTTAATTTAAGTGATAGTTTGTTATCTTCAGATGCTGCCGTTGAGCCATCTCTTAACCAAATAGGAAGTAAATCGTGCATAACCCTTACCTTCTCTACTAAGTTTTTTGCAACAGTTACTTTAGTTGCAATAACCAACGCATTGAAGTCTTGGTTGAATATCATCTTCCAAAGAATAAAGCCCGCCGATAGAGTTGATAAACCTAACTGGCGGGATTTTAAAATAATATTAAATCTATTATCTTTAAATTCATCTAAACAATTCTCCTGAAACTGATATAAGTGAAATGGAATCTTTCCACGAGTAGGGTGTTGAATAACACAATACTTTTTCATAAAGTATATTGGGTCTATCGCACACTTCTTATACTCATCGGAGATGATTTCTTTTAGTGTCTTTTTAGGTTGCCCCTGTACACTCATTATTTTTTAAATTTAATCTTCCAAAACACTCCACCACCGATAAATGGAGATAATACACCATTAGTTCCATCAGTTCCAACTTTGTTGGCAACTCCTATACCCAATTGATATATTTTATCACTTTTGGTTTTAATTAATACACCAGCTCCTAAATTTGCAACTACGTCTACTTTATTAAATCCACCTGTCAATCCATAGTATACTTGGGTTTTAGGTAATTCTTTTACAATCATAGTTTCTTTAATAGTTCTTTGCTTAACATTTGCGTTAAATGTTCTACCTAAGATTTTGTTTTGTGAAATTGTATCGATTACTGATACCGTTCCTAATGAATCAGGCAATACTAATACATCTTTATATAATACTTTTGAATAGTAATCTTTAAGTAATGCTGCGGTATCAATGACCGCTGGAATGGTTACTTCTTTCTCTACAATTGTTTCGTGATAAATATCATCACCTTTCTTAGTTACTACTTTAGTTTTAACTACTTCAACTGTATCGATTTCGTGTTTAATAAGTTCATACTTTTTACCATCAACTTTTACAATTTCGCCAGTTCCTTTTTTGTTTCCACCACATTGTTGGAAAACTACTATTGCAACTAAAAGTGCTATTGCAATGTTTTTTAAATTTAATAATTTTTTCATATTTTATTTTTTAATCAATT